TGGTACCGCTAGTCGGACTCGAACCGACACACCAAAGGCGAGGGATTTTGAATCCCTTGTGTCTACCAATTTCACCATAGCGGCATATGATTTTAGAGAAAAAAAAGTAAGTTCATCTGTGGCAGATGAACTTACTTTTTAAAAAGAAATTATTTAGCTACTGCTTCTTTTAAAGCTTTTCCAACTTTAAATTTAGCAACAGTTGTAGCAGGAACATCTACAGTTTTAGTTGTACCTGGAACTTTTGCTGTTCTAGCAGCTCTAGCAGCTGTTGCGAATGTACCAAATCCGATAAAGCTTACAGATTCTTTTTTTACTAATGCTTCAGTAATAGTATCTAATACAGCATCAACTGCACCTTTTGCATCTTTTTTAGATAAACCAGCTTTTGCAGCTACTGCATCGATAAACTCTGCTTTGTTCATTGGAGAACTCCTTGTATAAAATTAAATCGAGAAAACTTTATAGTATTTAAGCTTTGAAATAGCTAAAAGTTCGGGCTTTAGCAAATAAATTTTTTATCTTTTCTGTATCTTTTTTATTCAAAAGAACTTTTTATACAAAATATTCGAACAATTCGATATTTGAAGGGTTACTGTGCTAGATTTGTACAAAATCCGAAATTTATATCATCTAAGAAGGTTGTTTTTGCTCTTCTTTCTTTTTTGATATATTTAGTATAAGTGTTAAGAGTGATCACTAAACTTTTATGTCCTAACATTTGTGATACCCAAAGAGGATTTTCTAAATTAGACAACATATTACTTGCGAATGTATGCCTAGTTTGGTGTATTCCTCTTTTATCTAGTTTCAATCTTTTGAGTAAATCATACCATCTATAATTCAAATCACCAGAACCATAAAACATTTTGTTTTTTGTATTCATGAACACATACTCTCCGAGACCTGTTAGTTTTCTTTGTTCTTTCAAAAATACTTCACATTGTGAAAGCATATCGATGGTTCTTTCACTACTTCTTGTTTTAGGTTTTTTTGTAAAACCTCGTGTTCTTTGTCTTGTAATAGATATACTTTTATCCGTAAAATTTATATCTTGCCATTTAAGAGACAATATTTCGCCCATTCTCATACCACTAAAAAATGCAACTCCCAATATATTTTTAAACCAGCCATTTGCTAGATTTAATATCTTTTCCATTTCTTCTAAGCTAAATGGATTTAGTTCATAATCACTTTTAGAAGAGGGTAGAGTAACTAAAAAAGGGCTTGTTTTTATATATCCCTCAATTATTGCATTTTCAAAAGCTGGTTTTAAAATAGCAGATACACAAATAGTTAATGAACTTTTATAAGGAATCTCATCATACCAAGTTTTCAAAAACATTGGAGTTATTTCATGTGGATATTTTTTATCAAATTTTGGTAATATATTTTTTTCAAGTTGAACATAATAATTTTGCATGGATGTAGGTTCTAAGAGTTTTTCTTTCTCTTTTAACACTTCCTCGCAAAATTCTATAACAGTTTTACCTTTTGTTTTAACATCAAATTTTTTATAGAACTCATCATTTTTATAATGGTTTTCTAATAATTTGCGATTCTCTTTTGTATCTTTTAAACCGCTACTTTTACGAATACCATTTGCATAGATGTATAAAATTCCGTTTCTATTGTAGAGTTTCATCGTTTTTCCTTTATCGCTTTGAACTCTTCAATAGCACTACTTACAAAGATAATTCTACTAGTTTTATTCTTTAATTCTCTATGATAGTGGTATCCTTTTTTTAATACACCCATCCTTATATATCTATCAAGTGTACAGTCTGAAATATTGAGATAGATTTTAACATCAGCTCTTTTTGTTAAATCATATTTTGGTTTTAGCTGCTGTCTTAATTCTGTTAATTCAGTTTGCATTTCTTCCATTTTCTCAAACATTTTTGGGATTAGGTTTAGGACATCAAAATCAACTGCACTCATATTTTTCCTTTCATATTTTTTTAATAATTTTGACACTACAATGTGATTGTAAGAATTTTCCAAATTCTTCAACTGTTCCAACGCCGTTCGCAATCGCCAAATTATGAAGTCGTTGGAATTCTTTAAACGAATTAAATACAAACTTTCCAAGTCTCATCTTGAAGCTCCTGAAATTAGAAGTTGTTTATATTTTCTATTTTGTCTTTCAGTTACAAGTGTTTTTTCGCACTCATTTAACAGGAACATCCAATCCTTGCGAGAATAGGCATATTCGTTTTCTCTTTTTCTATAAGCCCAGTTTGGACCATAAAACCCTTTAAATGGATTTTCATCTTTCAGGACTAATTGCTTTTTTAAATCTTTGATTTCTTGTCTTAACTCTGATAGTTCAATTTGGATATCAGTATTTGATGATTTATTTTCAAGTTGTTTCTTCATCTCAAAAAACTCTTCTACTAATATAACTTTGAAATTAATTATAATTTCAGTATTTTTTAAAAAAGTCATAAATAAATAAGCTTGTTTTTCATTTAGATAATAATGTTTTATTATGTTAATTTTATTTTTTAAATTAATAGATTCTATTTCATCATAATCAAGTTGTCCAAATACTTCAAGTTTATCTTTATGTTTTCTAATAAGCCTTTGAATAGACTCTTCTGAATTTTTAGAATACTTAGCAATTATATTTTGAGTAGTTACTAAGTTGCCATTATGTAGTAAAACAATTTCGTTCATTTGTATATCCTTTAATCTTAAATTCGATTGATTAAAAGAATTCTATACTATTATAAGATTAAAGTCAATAGTTTTAAACGAAATTTAGAATATTTAAGTTTTTTTTGTTCGAGAATAGGACGGATTTTAAATCCGTGCTATCATTTCTTGTGCTTTTTTTATGGCATTAAGGATTTCATCTTTTCTTTTATTTTCAAGCATTAGCTCTAAAGCAACCTCTGCCATTTTAGGAATTTTACCACTTGCCCAAGTTCCAACTGTTGAAGCTGGAACATCTAATTGTCTGCCTAATTCAGCTTGAGTTATTCCCAGTTCTATACAAACTTTTTTAACTATGTTCGGCTCAATATTATAAATATATCTAAGTTCATCTGCATAATATGCTTTTAGATATTTAAATTCAGATTTTTTTTCATTTAATTCTTCTAATCTTTTTGTAATATATGAAGTATCATAATTATTCGCTTTTGCAATTTGAAATAAATAGTTAGATATAAATTTGTCTATATCATCATCTATTTTATAAATTCCAAAACTATGTTTACTTATAAAGATTTCTACTGAATTGCTATCACCATTAAATTCAATATAATCGGGCATCTTGTCTAAAATAGGAATATCTAATTCTTCTTCGTATATATTATTCATTATAGTTCCTCTTCTAATTCTTCAATCTTTTTTTCTAGTAATTCCAAAATGTAATCACCCTCAGAGTAATGTGGAACATATTTTTCTTTAATCATTTTTATAGAATTTTTTATATGATTTTCATCCATATCTGAAATTGATATTTGTTCAAATCCATTGTATCCTTCTATTCCCCCTTTGTTCCAATACCCTTCTGGTGCATCTAAAAAAGGAACAGCCTCCAGTTCTTTACTTATATCATCAATTGGTATTAGTTTCCCCATTATTTCTCCCTTTGTTAAAATATTGTTAAAATAAAATAAAAATTAAATTATATTCTACCAATAAAGTAATAGAAATATAATAAAATTAATATATTTAATGTTGTATATAACATATTTTATGTAGTTTAAAATATATTTAATGCTACAATATTTTTCCACTGGTTGATAAAGTGTAATTTTGGACATTATGTTCCAGCCCAGTGCTTTTATAAATTAACTATACTTCACTTCTTCAATACTAAAAGCTGTATATTTACAAGGTGTGCCTTTAGCTTCATTTTCTTTATTTATTCTAAACTCTTCAGCTTCTTTTTTTGTTTTAAATGTAGCTAATAGCCAACCACCTGTATATAAATCCCATTGGTGAACTTGATACTCTTTGACTAGTCCACTAAAATCACCTTTACATAGTCTAAATACTTCTCTTAGCATTATTTATTCCTAATCATGTATCATAAATGAGTGGTTACAATCTCTACACTTGCAGCCATCATTTTCACCAAAACAAGCACAAGACACATTTGTACTTTTGCATTTTGGGCAATGTAAATCATCATCAACAGTATCTTCTCTTTTATCTATGCCAAAATGTTCAAAAGCTTTATCAAACATTTCTTTTGTTGTTTCAGTTTCATCATCAAATACAACATCACTCTTATGCCTTTGTACAAATGTTATAATTAATCTTTTCACTTTATACAAAGATATTAATTCAATTTCAAAATACCAATCCTTATTAGCAATTTTATATCCTTTAGCTAAGTAATAATCTAAAATCACTTTTTCAAGTTCAGCTAGTCTATCATCAAATTCTTCTACTATTTCAAAATACTCTTCAATTTTTTTATCTCTATTTGTATAATTAAATTGAAAATCAATTAAATCTGTAATACGAGGATGATGTAATTTTATTCCATACTTATGCTCATATATAGCAACTTGTAAAATCTCATCTTTTTCAAAAGTAAAATATTTATTATATTCCCAGTCTTTTTTTAGTTTTAGTTTTGTTCCAAATTTCATTTTATTTTACCTTTAAAATTAAATTGCTATTTTTTTGAGTTCTATTTGGCATCTTATTTATAAAGTCATATGCCTTTTCTGTTTTTGAAGATATTGTATATGGAATAGATTTTTGAGTTGATTTTTTTATCAGCTCTTTAGCTTTTGAATAAGATATTGTTTCAGAATCCGAATTGTCATATTCAATATAAATGCCACTTTCACATACTTCAATAATTTTTATAATTTCTGTTTTGTTATTAAATAAGATTTTTTCATCTTCATTTAAAACATAATCGTCTAATTTTCCTAAGACTTCATCTATAAAGATTTTTCTTGCACTTTCAAAGATAAAAGATATTTTGAACTCTTTTTGTTTACAATTTTTGAAATATTTTATAGATTGCTCAATATCAAGAATTATAGACTTACCATCATCTGTTTTAAAAATATTACTTATTTTATTTATGTTTATTATTGATATCTCTTTAGTAAGGAGTTCTTTAATATCATTTTCTAAAATAGAATTATCTTGAACAGTTTTATTTTCTTTTAGATTTTCAATCTCTTTCTCGAGTTCTTTAACTCTTTCTTCTAAGATTTTGGTTTTATTTTTCTTTTCATTATATATTTTAGGGTCTTGAATAATAATCGTATAAGGTACTGCATTTTCTAACATTGCATGAATACCATGATTTATTTCTAAACAACAATTAGACTGTTTTCCCTCATTACCTCTTTTATATGCAGTAGTTACTATCTCACCAGAAAAATGACTTTCAATCCTTTCTTGTTTGTTTACTTCAGTCTCTGTTATCAAATCACCAACTTTAAAAGTTGCTTCTAAATTTCCCGTGGGAAAATTTTCATTAAATGTTTCTGCTTGATCAATTAAATCTTTTTCAGCATCTTCATATTTTTGCAATGCAATATTTGTTTCTTCTTTCTCACTTTTAGGCTCATTTATCGGTTTTTCTTGAAAAGTTGATAATGTAATTGTAAATCTATATATTTTGTTTTTTAAGAGGCTATTGGCTATTTTAATCCATTCAGATCCTAATTTTTCTAAATCTTCTAAATTTTTCTTATTAGCTTTTAATGTAAATAATAATTCATCTTTTGTTTGAAAAAAATCTTGTTCTTTATTGATTTTTTCAACTATACAATTATAATTTTTATCTTCCTCTAAAAAAGTATTGTTATGTCTAGCTACCAAAAAGCTAAAATTAACTATTGTAGAATAACGAGCAGTAAACCTAAACCCACCAGCATATACAGTTTTTAATCCAATAGGCTCTTTATACTCTTTTATATCATCCCTAGTAATTTCACCTGCATTATATTTTTGATAAACCTCTTTTTGAACATCTTTGTCTTTTACTCTTGAAATTTCATCCATAACTGAAACTGAAATATCTTTTTTATTTGTTGCGATATCTTCCAGGATTTCATCATTAAGTTTTAAAGCACTAAAAGCTTTTGAAACATAGCTTTCAGATTTACCTATCTTTTTTGCTAAATCAGATTTTTTTTCATATTTTCCAGAATTCCAACGCTTAACTATTCCTTTTGCAATTTCAAAGTCTGTCAAGTCATTTCTTTGGATATTTTCAATTAATGCAAGTTCTTCAATCTCATCTTCACTTACATCAATTATATGTGCTTTGATAGTTTTAGCTTCATTAAAAAGATGAGCTTTATATCTTCGTTCACCTGAAACTATCATATATCCATCATCTTTTTTTACAACTGTGATAGGTTGAAGTAATCCATGCTCTTTTATAGTACTTGCAAGTTCTTCTATGTCTTCAAATTGTTTTCTTGGTTGGTCAGGGTTTGGATATACTTTTGATATTTCTAGCTCACTAAATGGACTTATGCCACTTGTTTTAGTTTTACCAGCTGTTACAGCTTTGATTTTTGAAAAGTTTGGGTTCATTTGCTATCCTTATAATCTCTTGCATGATAAACTTCTTTTTTTTGTCCACATAAACCACATTTTCTAAATTCTGGTTTTAAATCTTTATTGTCTTTTTCTCTACCCATTTCTTTTGCACAATTCTCACAAGCATATTGATTTTTTAATGTATATGTATAAACTGCCATACTTAACCTCTCTCATGCCATTTATAGCCTAAGCTTTTAAGATATTCTTTTCCTTTGATAGTTACTCTATAATAAGGTAACCCCAATCCATTCGTTTGAAAAGTTGCATATTCTAGTTTTACTAATTCATCCCATATATTGCATTGTTCTATTTGATAATAGTTTCTATATGAAGTAGGATAAGGGTTATATCTTTTATGAGGCTGAACATAATCATTATTTTTTGTATGCGAAATACCTAAGCAATGAAGCATATATCTTATTTCTTCTCTAGGAAATTTTGAATCTTCTTTATCTGATAATTTCATCTCTCAATCCTTCAATCTCTTCAATTGCTTGTTTGTTTCCTGTATCAAATACACTTTTTCCAAAACCTAAACTATCTTTATAAATCTTTCTACTTCTTACGATTGTTTTTAGCAGTTTCATGTTTTCATTTTGGATTACATCTTCAATATCTTTAAAATCTTTTTGAAGAGGATGTATGTTATTTAGAACTACATTTATAGAAACTGCATCTATATCTTTTAAAATATCTTTGAAAGTTTGAAATCCTATAACTTCAGTTACACTTGAACTAACTGGAATAACTATCTTATGTGCTTTTTCCATAGCAGTTCTATTTATATCACTATCAAATCCACCAACATCAACTATTAGATATCCTTTATTATTTTTAAAAATATCAAGTAGTTCTGTAATTGTTTCAGGTTGTAGAACTTCTATTTCTGAGTCCTCATTTAAAGCATTTATAAAATATAAAGTTTGTTGAAAATCTAAATCAACAATTCGTACTGTTTTACCAGTTGCTTTAAGTGAATGTGCTAAGTTCCAAGCAAGAGTTGATTTACCAACTCCACCTTTTGTGTGTGCTATTGTTATAATCATTTTTTTATTCCTTATTTGATGTAAATTAATAGTGCAAAATTAAGAACAACTGTTGCGAAAACAATAATCTTGATTTTTGTAAATGATGTTAGTTTAGGCATAAGTTTCCTTACTCTTTATATTTTTTTTCTAATTTCTTTAGTTAATTTTATAACTTGTAAAGCTGTCTCTTTTAAACTTCCATTTATATAAGCATACTTTTGATTTAGCCTAGCAAGTTCAGCTCTTGAAACAAGCATTAAATTATCTAGTCTTGTATTGAGCGTGTTTTTATCTTTGAAAATTACACAATAACCTTTAGGTATTTTTCCGTGTTTTTGTTCCCAGATATATACATGAAGCATTTTCCATTTATTTGGTTCTTCGATTTTGATGTGCATATACAAACTACCATTTTTATCTTTTCTCGTTGAGATAGTTCCTGCTCTTTTTGTTTGTACAGGTCTATTTCCAGGACGAAAAGATGTTTTATTTGCACCTGTAAGTCCTTTTTTGCCTTTGTTTACAGGAATACTTCCTTTTTTAAAACAGCCATTATCAGGGCAAACAAGACCTAATTTTCTGCATTTTTGTGCTAAGCCTCTATGACTTACTTGTGTTTTAAACTTAGCATTGAAAAGTTCTGTAAGTTTTTTTCTTGGAGTTGTTTCATATTTTCTTAAAAAGTCTTCGTGCTCTTTTAAATATTTCATAATTAATCCTGATGTAAACTTTTGCCACTTGGGTATTTTTTCTTATAGTTAAACATTTCAGCTTTTAAAGATAAGTCCGCAATACTTATGATTTTATCTGCAACATTACATATAGTATTTGCTTTTTTAAGTTCCTGGCTAATATCTGTTTCTCCTTTAGGATTAGCTATCTTTTCTAATTGGTCAAACAGTATTTTATTTAGATTGTTGAAACTTTCATTTTCATTTGCTTTCACTTCTGTAGTTGTTTCTGTTGGAAGTTTCTTTTCAAGAAATAAATTTCGTAATTCTGTTGGTAAATCTTCTAACTTTACAAGATTAGGTATATATTTTTTCCCTTTATAGTGCATATATCCATTGTTATCTATCACAATACCTTTTGCAAAAATACTTGTCTTAGTTGGAATTATCTCAAACTGACTGTTTATTGCTGCTGCTTTTTCAAAAAGTTCATAGCTCATTTTTTAATCCTTTATCTTTTAGTGTATTTAGTCTTTGAATGTGAAAATACTTAGGTAAGAACGAAAAGCACCTTGTACGGAAGCACTTGCTTTTTTAAAAACTATTAACAACAATGTATAAATAAAATATGGAGTTAGGCTTTTCGTTCTTGCATAAATATTTAAAGCCACCTTTTTAAAAGTGGCTTTATTGGTTGGTTTGGTTGGAAATTTAACACTTTACAAAAAATTAAAATCCAAACTAATGTGATATCTCGATTCAAATTAAGCAATTTCTAAATCGCATAAAGGTTCTAAAGTTGGCTTGAACCTATGCACCAACTTTTTACAACATGAAAGATTTAACTCCTTCACAACTTTCACAAACTTCAGATGTAAGTGTTTTTACAGTATTTTCTAAGATTTCATCAATTTTATAGCAAACTAAATTTGCTATAAAACCTTGACCATCGATTGCTTCTAAAAATAGCTCACAATCAAATTGAACTTCAAGAGCCAAATCATTTTTATAAACAGGAAGTTTAAAGTGAATAAATCTAGGAATCTCATAGTTTTTATTTCCAGCTTTTACTTCTGCATCTATTGTAAATGCTTTTAATGTATTTCTTTGAACACTTTGAAAGTTTTTAGTAGCTTGTAGATTTTCAGCTATTTCTATGATATCCATATCAGCTGCTTCTTGATTATTTAATCCAACTATAGAACTTTCTAGCCTTTTTAAAATCCTAATAAAGTCTTTTTGGCTTAAATCTTTATCTAAACATTTTCTAAACTCTTCAAAGTTGTTTGTATATTGAAGTTCCATTTGACAATTAGAATCACCATAATCAGCTTCAGTTGCTGTTGAGTAGTTAAATACTGCTTTTATATCATAGTTATTGAAAAATATCTTTGTACCTTCTGTTTTATACTCTTTAACAAACTCAATAAAATCATCTTTATTTAAAATAGATTGATTAATAACATGTCTAGCAATTTTGTGTTTAAAATTTACACCTCTATTATCTTCAGCAACTCTATAATCTTGATGAATAACTTCTCTTCCATCATCTAAAACTGCAACAGGTTTCATATCACCTTTAAATGCACTAAAAAATTCTTTTAACATAATATTTCCTTTTTATTTTTTATCAAAAGTCATAACCAATTGGTCAGGTCTATTTCTTGAAGGCAAGAATGTTTGTTGATTAACAAAAAACGCACCAGTTATTTTGTTTACTGGTAAATTAGCTTTTGTTGTACCTGTTAATGTAATCATTTCATCGTTTGCTTTATGAATATCTATATTTATAGATATAGATGATTTTTTTTCATTTAGATAAGTTGATTTAACTGCTTTTTGTAAGTTCTGTGCAACTTGTAAAGCTAAGTGACCACCGCCAATACTTTTAAAAGCATCTATAAAAACTTCAACATCTTCTGGTTGAACAGTTATATTCTCTGACATATTTTCTCCTTTATAAATTTATGAGTATTTTCACTCTAAAGTGTCCTTTTATTAAGAAGAAGCCAAACTAAAATAATAAAAAGGACACATTACAATGAAAAATCCTGCAGTTTTCTTTTCTTGGTATGCAGTACAGACCAAATCGAGTTTATGGATTACTCTCAACCCCTAGATGCTTCACTATTTTCTAGTTTAGTGGCTCATTTAGATTCAACTTGAATCAAGGCTCTCGCCTAAAGCAAATTGATATGCTTGTTTGAAAGTGTAATAAATATACACTTAAATAAATCTTAATTAGGGTAATAATATTACACTTTTGAAAATTTTGTGATATAATTTTGAGAAAATTAATAAAAAGGATTTTTATGAAAGAAACACATAGAACAATAATAAAAGATATTGATACAAAAATATCTTTATTAAAAAAAGATATGCTAAAAGGCGATTTTGTGATTGATAAAGAGAGTAAGGCAATTTTAGCTATGATAAAAGTTCAAATAAATGAGCTTTATGCTATATCAAGGTTGGTAAAAGAAGATGAATAAAGATGTGGGTGAAATACTTTGTGAATTGTGTGATGTTGTAAATGAGTTGCAAAATAATAATAGAGATAACTATACTATATTATATGTATTTAAAAAAATATTTGAAGAAAAAGATGAAAAAGAACTTCTTCTTAAAAGAGCTATCCTTATAGAACAATGCGAAAGAGTCATTAAGGAACTAGATTACGATGAAGATTATTTTGAAGATATTTATAAAGTTCTTACATTTTCCAATTTAGATTCTAATATTACCAATATTTCAAGATTTTTGACGAAAACTCATAAAAAAATGATACTTGCTACTTTTAATCATTATAAATCTATAAAGAAGATACATGAAGTAGATGAAATAGTAGATTTAAGTGAAGATTTAAAATTAGATATTGAAAGTGAAGATTTAACAGAACCTCAAAGAGTATTAATGTACGAAATTTGTGAAGCTGTTGAAAATGCAAAAAAAGAGCATGATGTAGTTGGAAATTCTGCAATTAAAAAATTACAAGAAATTTTAATAGGTAAATTATTTTTATACAAAGATGAAATTAAAAGTATAAAAAGTGAAGTTATACAAGAAAAATTATCTAAAGTATATCAAAAAGTAGTAGAAGTGAATAAAATTATGGGTTTTGTGTTAAGTTTAAAAAATAACACAATTAACTTTTTGGAAATGATTGGGTTTATGAATTAATTTTCCCGAGGGAAAATATTATTCAAAATCTTTCCCTCCGCATGTGCTACATACCCATCTTCCACTTGCATTCATTGAGATTCCAATCCAAACCAAAATCCAAATAATACCTCCAATACCCAATGTAAAAGAGCCTAAAAAAATTGTTAAAAGTAAATGCAAAATATGATTTGGAGTTTTTCTTTCAACTTTTTTTTGTGCATTACAAGTTTTACAGAACTTACTTGAAAATTCTATTCCCATATATTTCCTTTTTATTTTAAAATAATTTATAAATATTATAACCTATAATAGCTATTAAAGTTAGAATAGCACCAACCTTTATTTTGAATATTAAATATTTAAAATTCAAAATTACCTTCCTATCATCTTTAGTCTTGCTGCTCTATTGTTTTTTTTAGAACTTACAACATGAACTACTTTATGATAAACTAATCTATCATTTGTTTCTTTATCGTCTTTTCTAATAGTTCTTATTTTAAAATTTTCATTTGTATTAAAAGGTATAAAGTTTATAAGGTAGTTTTCTTCATCTTCAAAAAATACTTTTATAGCACTTTCATCATCTATTTTATAATAAACCATATCTCCATTTTGAACTTTTACAAATGGATCTATTATTGCTATATCTCCATCATATATTTCTGTTGCCATACTATCACCACAAGCAACAACTGCATATAAGTCTTTATTCCATTCATCTTCATTTATAAAAGTTTTCATTTTCTCATCTTGTAAACAATTTATTTCAGCACTACCACATGATGCAGTTGAAATAACAGGTATAGATTTTACTTTATTATTTATATTTCTTCCACTTAAAGCATCAATGCTTGTATTTAATATTTCAGCAAAAGCATTTAGTTTATCAAGAGTTGGAGTTGCATTTTTACCATTTTTTCTTCTGTAAGATTTCATAGTATCTATTGTAATTTCAATATCGTATTTATTTTTTAGAATATCAATTAAATCTTGATTTGTATAGTTTTTATTTTCTATAAGTTTAGAAAATAGTTCTACGTTGAATGTCATATAAAAACCTTATATATTTTATTGAGTGCATTAATTATACACTTTTATAGTGTTATTAAATTACACTTGTTAAGTTTTATTTAAGAGTAATAATATTACACTTCATTTTATGAAAAGAGACGAATTAAAAAAAATATTATTAAAACACTATTCTAAAGATAGTGTCAAGTCCATCCTTTGTGGAAGAATGAAACCTTCTATTGAAAAAAGAATAGCACTAAATAATGAATTTGATATTCCAATTCTATCTTGGGAAAACATCAAATCTTATCTAGGTGAAAATATATCAACTTCTGTAAACGAAGGTGAAGTCCAAAAAATAAAACAAAAGTACGAGGTATAACTATGGCTACTGAATATTTACATATTGGAAATAAAAGACAAAAAGAGCATGGTTTACTTGTAACTATCAATAAATCAATAGTTAAGTATTGTAAAAAGAACGATATTGATAAAACTTCTTTTGCTATTAAAATAGGTCTTGCAAGTGAAAATTCACTTCTAAATAAACTCAAAAAGAGTAGAGAAGATACTGATATAACAATTAGTGAACTTATACATATTACAGAGATAACTTCAAACTATGAAGCACTTAAATACTTAAATGAAATGTTTGGTTTCGCAATGATTAGTAGTGAACCTGAAGAAGATATAACAGTAGAACAGTTAAATCAAATAACAGATGAAGCACAAATCGAATCAAATGAATTTTTTGCAGTTACGAAAATAGCAAATAAAGATAAAAAAATATCTGTTGAAGAGAAAAACAATATGCTAAAAGAGGGTATGGAAGCTCTTGAAAAACTAAAAGAGCAACTTGAAGCAATAAGAAAAATAAAACCTTTTGATTTAGAGAATGATGAAGATGAATGAAGCACTACATTTATTTAGAATTTTTAAATCGAATAAAAAAATCAAACTTAAAAAGCTTGATTTAAAAGATGCAGTTCAAGTGAAAATATGAAAGATATGAAAACAATCATAAAAGATACTAAGAAATATCTTGAAAATCTTAAAAAAGGTGTTAAAAATGGCTAATAATCAAGATGATATTTTAACTTACTTAAAAAATGGGAATGTTATATCTCCTGCAGTTGCAGCACATGAATTTAATTGTTATTGTTTAGCAGCTGTAATAAAAAAACTTAGAGATAAAGGTAACGAAATACTTGCAAGAGAAATACCAGGAACAAGAACAAAAGAATATTATATGGAGTTATTAGGTGAATAATAATTTGAATATTGAAAAAGCAGTTTTAAGCTCTATATTTTTTGATTATGAAAATATATATATAGCAAAAGAGAGTTTAACTCCAAAAGATTTTTATTTTCCTGCTTATCAAAAAATATATAGTGCAATGTTAAAACTTCATAGTGAAGATATGCCAATAGATGAAGACTTTTTAAGAAAAAAACTTGATTCAAAAGATGTTGATGATTCTGTGATTCTTGATATATTTACTGCAAATCCTATTACAAATATAAAAGCTTATGTAAAAGATATAAAAGATGCTTCAGTTAAAAGAGAGTTAGTCTCTTTAGCCACAACCATCAAAAAAGTAGCAATAGAAGATGATATAAGTTCTACTGAAGCTGTTGCAACTGTAGAAGATGAATTATATAAGATAACTGATACTTCACGAACCTACAATAGTAGAAATATTTCCCAAATTGTTGATTCTTTTAAACAAAAACATAGTTTAGCAGGAAGTCAAGAGGGCTTAGATAGATTTATTAAAACAGGTATAACTAACTTTGATAATAAATTTAAAGGATTTGAACCAGGTAGTTATGTTATTGTTGGTGCTCGTCCCTCTATGGGTAAAACTTCTTTAGCTCTACAAATAGCTCTTACAAATATCAAAAGAAAAAAAGGTGTAGTAGTAGATAGTTTGGAAATGAGTGCTGAAGATTTAATAATGCGTATGGTTGCCCAAGAAAATCAAGAGGATATAAGTGATTTACTATCTGGACTTGTAAAAGATTTTGACAGTTTTCAAAAAACTTTAGATTATTTTGCTACCAATAAATATTTGCACATAGATGATAAAGTGCTTACTTTTAATCAACTCAAATCTAAATTCCTAAAAATCAAAAGAGCAAGAGATAAAGCTGGATTACCAACTGATGTTTGGATAATTGATCATATTGGGTATGTAAAAACAAACTGGAAGTTTAAGCGACACGAAGAGTTAAGTATTGGAAGTAAAATGTTAAAAGAGTTGGCTAAGGAATTAGGTATAACTATTATTGTTTTATCTCAATTAAATAGAACTGTAACTGATAGAAAAGGCTTAGCTAAGAACAAACCACAAATGAGCGATTTAAAGGACTCAGGTAGTTTAGAAGAAGATGCTGACTATATAGTTTTCCCACATCGTGATTCATACTTTGAATCTAAAGAAAAAAATATTATTGAAAATCCAGTAAATGATGCAATTATAATTGTTGATAAAAACAGAAATGGTCCTTGTGGTGTAATTAAAACTCAATATAAAGGTCCAACAACTACTTTTGGTAGTTTCCCTGTTATAGAACTTATATATGCTAAAGATGAAAACAAGGAAGTAGATGTTCCTAAGATATTTATGTAATTGTAATGGAAATAGTTTTGTTTAGAACAGGAGAAAAGATAGAAGTGAATACACCAAAAGAGCTAAAAGAAATATTGAAGTACTGTAATCCTTTGATGATGAACTTCTATAAAAAACAATTACCAATGCTTGAGATAAAAGGCTTTGGAGAAAGTATTGAGATTAATAAAATAGGTATAACTAAATGAAAACACACGGAGTTTATATCCCTTCCGATTATTATCGTGAGCTAAAATTTAAAAAGAACAATAGAACAAAAGCTAGGGCTTTTATGGAGTATTATGATGATAATGACATGGGTGAACATAATAGTGTGAGATTCTATGCAAATAGCTGGAGTGTTGCTATTGGTACTGCTCATGGTTGGATAGATGATTTTAAAATAGAAATAGATAAGTATTATGCTACTAGACAGCTTATGAATGAGAAACAATATAGTTACGCAAAAAATCAAAATGAACACTTTGAACAAAATGAAGTGAACAAAAAAGAGCCTACAAATAACGATAATATCAGAACAGTTAAAATAACTACTGAACAAAATGAACATAATGAAATGAACAAAGGATTAACTGCTTCTTTATCTAATAATATAAATGCAGATTCTAACGAATCAGCAGATGAAAACCTTGGTTCTAAAAAGAAAAGTTATAGTGCAAATTTTGAAATCCTTTGGAATAGATATGATAAAAAAACTTCTAATAAAGGTAGAAGTCAAACTATCTATAACAAGAAGTGGAAAAAAACAGATATTAAAATAATGCTTGAAGCCATAGATAAATATAAATCTTCAATCGATTTAACTTATCTAAAAGATTTTGATGGTTTCTTAAACGGATTGATTGAAACATATATTCCAAGAAGAGCTTGGGTTATTGATTCAAAAGAACAAAAACATTTAGGTTGGTTTTATGATAGTGAAAATAAATTTATTAGTGATAGTTTTGTACCTCTAAAACTTGAGAGTTCTTATATTGCTGATTATATTGCTAATAAAAGATTTGGATATATAGGAGCATAAATGATTGATAGAGATGATATAAAAAATATGATAGATAGATTTTCAAATCTTGAACAAAAACAACTGCCTTTTGCTCAAATCTTAGCAACTAATGATTTAGCTTTTGCAACTCAAAATAGAGAAAAAGTAGAAACACTTGCTAATTTAGCTTTTAAAAGAAATATTCCAAACACAATAAGAGTAACAAAAGCTACTAAGTCAATTTCTTTTGCTGAGATATTCTTAAATCAAAAATCTTGGACTTATTATGCATTGAAACAACATTATTTAGGTGGAGATAGACATAGTAAAGGATTGGAAAACTATTTAAAATCTAAACATTTATTAGAAAGTAACGAGTTTCTAATACCTATGAATGGGATAAAAAGAACTGCTTCTAAAATTATAATGCAAGAGTTAAAGAATAAAAATCTTAACTTTTATGTCATACCTTCGAGAATTTCATATTCAAATTCAGGAATTTATCAAAGAAATAATCAAAAACACAATAGAACAATTATGTTATTTAAAATTGTTAGGAAAGCAAAATATAAAAAAGTTCTTGATTTAGAAAAAACATTAAAAAAAGAGTTTCAAAAAAATGGAATTAGATATTTTAAAAATAGGTTGGAATATGCAATTAAAACAGCTAAATAATAAAATAGGTTCTTCCCCAGTTTTAAAACTCTCGAGGGTAATGCGTGCCTCGATAAATACAGTGTTTGTGAAATTTTAACTTGGTTGACAGATTTTTAATTGAAGGAGTAGCAGTTGACAGATGATGATATTTATATAAGCCAATCAGATTTTACAAGAAAATGGAATGAAATTAATCCAAAAGATACTGTTTCAAGACAATATATTTCAAAATTAGTTAATACAGGAGAATTTCCGCAAAAAGACAAAAAAATACCTTTCAATAAATGTAAAAGTATTTTAGAAGATAAAAAAAACAATCCTGAAAGAGAGGCTCAAAGAGAAGCAAATAAAGCTAAAAAAGAAGGAAGCATTGGATTATTTAATGAAGAAAATATTTATGAATGTACACTTGCAGATTTAAATGAACAAGAAAAAGAAGAATTTTACAAAACTAGATTGGAAATTGAAGATTTATCTAAAGAAATTGATGAAAACTTAGATGACGATTCTTTTAAAAATAAAAGTTTTAATGATATAAAAAAGTTAAAAGAATATTATCAAGGATTGAAAGCAAAATTAGATTATGAAAAAGAGTGTGAATTATTAGTTTTAAAAGAGGATGTTGAAAGAGCTGCTTATGAAGTTTCAAGAATTACAAGAAATAAATTATTATCAATTCCTGCAAGGGTATCTTCAATTGTTGCTTCAATGAATGATAAAAGAGAAGTTCAAAGTTATATTTATGATGAAATATATAATGCTCTTAGTGAATTAGAAAGAGAATTACAGATATGAGTGCTAATCCATTTATATTAGGTTTCAGAAAAGGAATAAGACCTGATAAAACTCTTAGCATTTCTCAATGGGCTGATAATAAAAGACAAATACCAAAAGAAGGTGCGGCAGAACCAGGTCAGTGGAGAACATCAAGATTCCCCTTTTTACGTGAAGTCATGGATGAATTAAGTCCACAATCTCCAACTCAACAAGTAAAGGTTATTAAAGGTACTCAAGTTGGTGGAACTGAAATAGGGAATAACTTCTTATTATCAACAATTGACCAAAATCCAAGAAGTATGCTTTTACTTTTACCAACTGAAAAGTTAATGAAAAATCATAGGGTAATGAAATTACAACCATCTATTGAAGCAATGCCTGATTTAGATAAAAAAATAAAAAGAGGAAAAACAAAATCAGATATTGGTGATAATGATAAAATGAGTTTTGCAGGTGGAAGTCTAATCTTTGGGCATAGTAATTCTACTGCAAATTATAGATCTTTATCTTTCCCATATATTTGTTTAGATGATGTTGATGCTTTTCCTCTTGATGTAAATGAAGAAGGTTCTCCTATGGAACTTGCAAAAAAACGAGCAGATACATTTGCAGATAGAAAAATATATATTAATTCTACACCAACAATTGCAGGGGAAAGTAATATTGAATTAGAGTTTGAAGAAAGTGACCAAAGAGAATATTTTATGCCTTGTCCTGAATGTAATGAAATGGTGTATTTTAAACATGAATCTTTTTATATCCCATATGATAAAGAAAATTATAAATTGATTGGTGATGTAAAATATATCTGTGAGCATTGTGGTTCTATGATAGATGAATTTAGAAAAACTTGGATGATGGATGAAAAAAATGGTGCAAAATGGATTCCTTTAAATCCTGGTCATGCTCACAAAGGTTATAGAATACCATCTTTTTTATCTCCAGTGGGTTTTTTATCTTGGAATGAGATTTATACAGAGTGGGTAGAAGCTCAAAAGCTTATGAAAAGAGGTAATGACACAAAACTAAAAACTTGGACAAACACAAGAGCTGGAAGAGTTTGGGAACAGCAGTTTGAAAAACTTGAAGTGGATTTTCTACTTGAAAAAAGAGAAGAATATGATTTTGAAGTACCAAATGGTGTTTTGATATTAATAGCTGCAGTTGATACACAAGATAATAGACTTGAACTTGAAGTTGTTGGTTTTGGTGAAAATGATGAAAAATGGGCAATAGATAGACAACAGTTTTTAGGTGATCCTGCTCAGCTTGATGTTTGGAAGGAATTGGATGATTATATATTTAATACAACTTTTACTCATCAAGATGGAGAGATGAAAATATATGCAACAGGAGTTGATAGTGGTGGAAACAAAACAAAACATGTAATGAATTATTGTAAAAATAGATTGTCTAAAAGAGTATATGCATTAAAAGGTGCACAAGCATTAGATGCACCACTTATTAGTGCAAGAGATGCAAATAAATCTAAATATAAAACTCCATTTTATATGGTTGGTGTTAAACAAACAAAAGATGATGTATTTGGCTCATTAAAAATAAATACTCCAGGTGCAAGTTATCATCACTTTCCAAAAGATGACATTAAATATAATGAAGAATATTTTAATCAACTTTTATCAGAGCGAAAAGTAAATGGTAGATGGGAAAAAATAGCAGGTAGAAGAAATGAAGCTTTTGATATAAATGGATATGTGATAGGTGTTTTGGCAATAACTGGGATAAATATGAAAAAGTTAGCTCAAAGAGGACCTTGGTTCTATAGTGAAAAGAAAAAAACAATTACAACAACAATAAAAAAAAGAAGAAGAATTTTAAGTAAAGGAGTGAATTAATGGCTCGTAATTTTTGGGAACAATCATCTATTTATAGAAGATATTTTAGTTTTTCGAGAAAGACCTTACTAGTTCTTGAGGAAATGGAAAATACAGAATCTGATAAAAGAAATTTTCATAAAGAAATAGAAAATATGATTAAATCTTCTCCTAAATATAACGAGCTAGTAAAAAAATTAAGAGAAGATGGATTTGATATAGAGGAATTTGAATAAAATTTCCCGCGGGAAAATTTTATTAGGCATATTGACACATTAATACTAATGTGATATAATTTGATTCATATATATTAGAACAGATGTGAAAGCGTACTGTTTTGACCCTTGGGGTCGAGTTAAAGCCTCACTTTGGTGGGGCTTTTTCATTTTAGTTTAAAACTTACAAACATACATTTCAATATTTTTCTTCTTAATGGTAATGGTATCCATTTTAGCTTTATGTCTATAATTCTTTTTTTCTTTTCAATAGTTATAAGATTGTCTATTAAAATAGTAGTATTTTTATATATAAAATTATAATCATCTTTTTTTAGAATAATTCTTGATGGGTTATTTTCATCACCTGGTTTAGTTTCTGTTAGTGGAGCAACTACGATTGTACTATTTGCAATATTTTTTGAAAGAACTATACCCATATGATTATATGAAAATTCATTGTCATGGTTAACTCCATGTTTATATTTTGAATTACAATTAACACATTCTATATCATCAGTGTTAAGTATTCCTTTTTTAGGAGTTCCAAATTCAATTGAAACTAAAGACCATCTATTCAGATTTATCCATTTAATAGATGAATTAGATGGTTTATCTATAGGATTTAATATAATATGTTTATAATTATCATTTTTTGTTTCAAGCGAATTAATTAACCATTCAGGACAAATTTCTTCAATTAGTTTTCTATTTTCATTTTCTTTAAGATAAAAATATTCTATTCCTTGTTTCCAAGATAAATTTATTGCATGATTAAAAGCATTTTCCATATTTTTATAATATGTATTTGCTAAAGCTAATATTTTAGTATCATCCATTATTTAATTACCTTTTTCTTCAAGCTCAATCCATTCTCCATAATAGCTATCTGAATACCAAAAAATTCTATCTCCTGATGAATATTTAGATTTATCTTCTATAAATTCAGTTTCTAATGCTTTAAATATTGTAAAAGAGAAACTTTTACTTATATTTGCAATATTTCCTTCCGTTTGTATATTTATTGTTAGGGTATAATTCCCTTCTTTCCATATAAAGTGTTTATCAAATAACTTTTTAAATGGTTCAGCAAAGTGCTCATTTGTACATATTAGAGATTGTTGATTTAAATTCTCAGGTAATTGTTTTAATCTTTGAATTTCATTTTTTAATTTTCTATCACTTTCTTTAAAAATAATAGAATCATCTCTTTTAAAAAAATTTAGAAATTTACTGTGATGATTCCATTCTTCATTTGGAATTAGAGTAAATTTCTTAAATAATATAGTTTCTTTATCTGTAGGTTTATCGTAATAGTGTTGAAGTGGTAATTTTATAAGAGGTTCTCTATCCCTAGTTAACTCAACATTGATATTCTCTATAGATATGTTTCTTCCACCAATATTTTTAATTATTAGACTCATTTGAATAATAGGATTACCAACCATATGAGTAACCCATATCATATTGTATAAATCAAGATCAAGCTTTGCTTTTCTAAATTTTTTAAAATCAGGTCTTAAACTTAAAAAAATAGCAATAATAGAAGTAATAGCCATATAAAAATTTGGATCTTGATAAAACGGTGTAGTTCCCATTATTTCGCCTTATTCTTAAAAAATTCAGGAACAGCTTTTAATATATTTTGCATATTCTCTGATTCTGATTTTGCACGTTCAAGTTCGACAGTTGTTTCACCTTTTTTAAGTATAAAATTTCTTTCTGTTTGTGCAAGAATATTCAAAGAGTCTTTCATTGATTCATCATTTTTAGTAACATATGCAACTTCAACTGCAACAAGTTTTAATTCAATATTTGTAAGTTCATTTTGAAAATATTTTATTTCATTTAAGCCTTTTGCATATAGTTTTAGGAAAAAGAGAGCAAAAAGTTCAGTAAATATAATCATAAAAAGTCTAGGTAATAAATAAAGTAAAATATCTTTTGCTTCAGCTCCTTTAAAATTTTTATCAAAATCTGAATAAAATAAATCTAAATTAACCCATAGCATACTTAATGCGATAATTGTAATAAGTATTCCAAAAAGTAAATTTAAATTTGCTCTCTTTTTTAAAGTAAAAAGCTCATTTTCAATTCTTCTACTTATTTGTTCAAAAGATTTTTTTATCATTTCAACACCAAGATTTTCTTTTAAGTCATCTTTTATTATTTGGGTTTCATCATTGAAAATTTTTTTAATTGTTTCATTACCTAAATGATCTTTTATTTTTTCTATTAAAATACTTTTATCAATATTAGACATATATTCATTAGTTCTTGTATCATTTAAAAAATTAAAGCTATCTTCTAGTCTTTCAAATTTTTCATTTAATAAACTAATTTTTTTATCTTTTTCTTTTAGTAGTGTTCTTAGATATTCTTTTATTTTATCATCAAAAGATATTGATAGATTTTCTTTTTTTGATGCTGTTAAATAGTTTAGTAAATAAATAAAAGTTATTAAAGCAATAATAACGATATATAAATTTTCTATTTTTATAATTTCAGGAAAAGTTTCTATATAACTAGGAATAAAACCTGATAAAAAAGAAAATATTGATATTAGTAACATTGATAATATCAATATTTTTAAAATTTTTATTTTTCTTAAAAAACTTTCTGTAAAGTATTTTGATAGCAAATATTTCTCCTAATCATTGATTAATTGTCCTAAGTAAAATTAATCTATTTTTTTATTTAGGATAATTGAGTATTTTTCTAAAAAATAGAAAAGATGAGATATAAAAAATACAATATTTGATAAATCTTGTTTTGGATTTACCCAAACAGATTGTAAATTTATTAGATTATTTTCGATAAGTTTAATATATTCTTGAATGTAAGTAGTTGGTACATTAATTTTTATACTTTTTTTATTCTCTTGTGTATAAAAATCTTCAATAATTGCATGTGATATCAGAAAAGTTAAAATGATATTGGCACTTCTTTCTTTTAATGTTGCAGAACTTTTATTGTCTATTATTTCAATAGGTTTGTTTTTTAATATTGAAACACTCATAATAGCAGCAACTTTATGTCTATCAATTTGTGTTTCATATCCTTTTTTCATAAAAGTTTTAATAGAATCTCTTAAAAATTCATAGTCATTGAGAATTAAATTTAGTTTAGTTACATTAAACCTTATATTTTGGTTTTTAAGTGTTATTTGATTAGAAATAATATTTATTTGGTTTTTTATATCTTCTTTATTTTTATCAGTAATTGGCATTTATTTTTCATCACTCAGCCATAAAATTTGCAATATCGTATCTTGCTACAATATCTTCTGCTGTTGATGCTTTGAATTCAACCTCTGCAATGTCAATATCATGATTGTCAAATTTCATTAATTCTTTATACTCTTCATCGTTTAGTGGCTTATCATTAAATTCTTTAAATTCCATATTTTTCCAATTTTTTTAGTTTGTGTTTATTGTTTCTATTTTTTTGATGGAGTAATTATATAATATTTTTAACAAAATGTAAAAATATTTTGAATTTTTATTCATATTTAAACTATTATTAAAGTATATTTTTTAAATTTGTAACATTTAAGATATATTTATGTAAAGGTAAACTGCCAAAATATCGATATTTTATCAACTTTCTAAAAGAAAATCCAAAAATACCATAATTTTAAAAAAAAAGACAGACAATAAATATTGTATTTTTTTATTTTTTCAAAACTGTCAAAATTCCAAAATAAAATTTGAAAAGGGAAAAATATGGCAGCATGGACTTTATCTGAAGCAAAAGATTTTTTAAAAATATGGCTTAACTGTGAAAAATCTATTGCACAAAATCAAGCTTATGAAATAAATGGAAAATCTTTTACAAAAGCAAATGCTGCACATATTAGAAAACAAGTTGATTTTTGGAAAACAGAGGTTGAGAGATTAGAAGAGTCTCAAAGAACTGGAAAACCTTCTCGAAGAGGACCAGTTATGAAAAGAGTGAGATTTTTAAATGACTAATCATTTTAAACCAAATTTATTAGATAAGTTTTTTGCAAATATTGCACCAAACTATGCATTACAAAGAGTAAAAGCAAAAGCTTATATGAATTTTTTGGGTGGTGGATACAATGGTGCATCAAATTCAAGAAAAGCTTTAAAAGGTTGGAATCCAAAAACTGGTAACTCAGATACAGACGATATTCTTGACTTAAAAGAGCTTACTAATAGATCTTATGATTTATATAGAAATAATTCTTTAGCAACTGGAATCATTAACACTCAAAATATAAATGTAGTTGGAACTGGATTAAAACTTCAATCTCAAATTGATTATGAAACTCTTGGTCTTACAAGAGAAGAAGCTGAAAAATGGCAAACAAAAACAGAAAAAGAGTTTAGGTTGTGGGCAGGTTCTATTGATTGTGATGCTACAAGAATGAGCAAGTTTGATGAAATACAATCAATTGCTTTTTTATCTGCGTTGATTGGTGGAGATGTAATTACACTATTACCATTTATTGAAAGAAAAAATTCCCCATATTCTTTAGCAATAAAACTTCTAGAAGGTCAACATCTTCTTAATAAAGATAGTGCTCAAGATACATCAACACTTGCAGGTGGTGTTGAAGTAGATGAAAATGGAGCACCAAAAAACTATCATATTTTAAAATCTCATCCAGGTGGGTTTGATTCTAGTGCAAAAAAAGAGTGGGTTATTGTTCCTGCGTTTGGAGAGAAAAGCGATAGAAGAAATGTAATTCATCTTTTTGTTAAAAAAAGACCAGGACAAAGAAGAGGAATCCCTGAACTTGCACCCGTTATTGAAGATTTGAAACAACTTGGAAGATATACTGAAGCAGAATTAATGGCTGCAGTTGTTACAGGTATGTTTACAGTTTTTATTAAAAGTGAACTTGGCGAAGTAGGTGATGGATTACCTGATGAAAATAATGAAACAGAAGATGAATCACCTAGTTATAACCTTGCACCAGGTGGTATTGTTGGTCTTGCACCAGGTGAAAGTATTGAAACTGCAAATCCAAATAGACCAAATCCAAATTTTGACCCGTTTGTAACTGCAATTTTAAGACAAATTGGAGCAGCTCTTCAAATTCCTTATGAATTATTAATCAAGCATTTTACAGCAAGTTACTCTGCAAGTAGAGGTGCTTTACTTGAAGCATGGAAGTTTTTTAGACAAAGAAGAAGGTGGTTAGCTGATAACTTTTGCCAACCAATTTATGAAGAATGGTTAACTGAAGCTGTTCTTTTAGGTCGAATTGAAGCACCAGGATTTTTTGAAAATCCAATGATAAAAAAAGCATATTGTTTAGCTGTTTGGAATGGCGATGCACCAGGACAACTTGACCCAGTGAAAGAAACTAAAGCAGCATTGATGAGATGTGAAGCTGGGTTTAGTACAAGAACAAAAGAAGCTGCTGAAATTAATGGAACTGATTTCGATACAAATGTTGACAGAGGAAAATCTGAAAGAGAAAAACTTGTAGAAGCTAAATTTATAAAGGATGAACAAAATGCATAAGAGAATTTTAGGAGAGTTGATTTCAACTCCTTGGTTGATAATGCCTTCATGGCTTGAAGCAATAACAAATCTTGCAACTGGACAAGATATTTTAGCAAATATCAATCATCAATTTACGATTGACCAAATAACAGATAGACAAAATGCACTATCTAATCAAACTGGAATTGCTAGACAAAATGAAAGACTAACAGAACAAAGAGGAGATGTAGGAATTTTAAATCTTCATGGACCAATTATTAGATTTGGTGGAATGATGGAAATATCAGGACATACATCAACTCAAACAGCAATGAGAGAATTTAACAGACTTGAAAATGATCCAAGCATTAAAACTATAGTTATCCATTCAAATGGACCAGGTGGACAATCTTCATCAATTGATCAATTTGCAAATATGGTAGCTAAATCAAATAAAAGAACGATTGGATTTATTGATTCATTAACAGCAAGTGCTCATTATTGGATAGTGTCTGCATGTGATGAAATAGTTGCTTCATCTGTTTCAATGATTGGATGTTTAGGAGTTGTTTATTCTTTAGTTGATGATTCAAAGAAAAAAGAAAATGAGGGGGTGACTAATGTTCACATTGTATCTGATGTAAGTCCCAAAAAAGTACCTGATATTAGAACAGTAGAAGGTCAAGAGCAAATTCAAAAATGGGCAAATAGTATGGGTGAAAAATTTATCCAAGCAGTTGCAATAAATAGGAAAGTAAGTGTTGAAACTGTGAAAGATAAATTTGGTCAAGGTGATTTACTTATTAGTGATGAAGCTTTAAAAGTAGGAATGATTGACAAAATCCAAGATTTTGAAGATTTAATGAGTGATTTAAAAGTGGGAATTTCCCCACGGGAAAATCAAATAAATAAAAAACAAGGAGAAAAGATGACAGCAGAAGAGATTCAAGGACAATACCCTGAAGCATACAATGCAATTTTTTCAGCAGGTGCAACAGCTGAAAGAGTAAGAATTCAAGATATTGAAGCTTCAATTCCAAAAGGTTTTGAAAATGTAGAAACTTTAAGTACTTTAAAGTTTGATGGAGTAAGTAATTCTAAAGATGTAAAAGTTGCTTTATTTGATTATGAACAAGCTCAAAAAGCAAAGATATCACAAAATATTAGAACTGATGCTCAGCATTTAAATACTCAATCTCAAGAGATTAATGATTTAAAATCTGAAAGCAACAGTAACACTGAAGAAAAAGTTACAGTTTCTATGGATGCTGCAATTGCAAAAATTAATGAAGGGAGAAAATAAAAAATGGGTCAACCAGTATATACAGAAGAAGTTGAATCAAATCCATTAGTGCTTTCTGATTGGAGAGCAGATGATAATGGTATCTTAGTTGCTGGAACTAATTACAAAAAAGGAATGGTTCTAGGAAAAATTACAAATGAAGGTCCAAATAAAGGAAAATATAAACATTCTCTTTCTACATCATCTGATGGAAGTGAAAAACCGTATGCAATTTTATTAGATGATGTTGATGCAACTGATTCTGATTTAAACGGACCAATTTTACTTGGTGGGAAAGTTGATAAAAATTTATTGATTTTAGGAACAGGACATACTCTTGATTCAATTGAAGTTGAATTAAGAAGTGAAAATATTTATTTTGGAATAAAAGGATAAGACAATGGCAGGAGCAATTAGTTTATTTACAGCAAGAGCATTAACAGCAACAGTAAATGCAATTTTCCCAGCTGATAATTTTTTAACGAAAAAGTTTTTTGGTAGAAATGTACCATCTACATCAAAGTATGTTGATATTGTAATTACAAAAGGTGGAAAACAAATTGCACCATTTGTTTCTCCAAAATTAGCAGGAAAAGTTTTAAAGAAAAGTGGAAAAAAACTTGAAACTTATGAACCGCCTTTACAAAAACCAGTTTTCCAAACTGATGCGGAAGAGTTGCTTGAAAATAATAGCGTTATGTATTCAACAGCTAAAACACCTGAAGAAAGAGCTGCAGAAGAATTAGCTAAAGAGCTAGATGATGGAAGAGCAAGAATTGATAGAAGAACGGAGTGGATGAGTGCAAGTGCACTTATAGATGGAAAAATTTCTGTTGTTGGTGATGGTGTAGAAGATGAGATTGATTATACAAGAAATCCAAGCCATACAAAAGTATTAACTGGAACTGCATTATGGACTGATACTATTAACTCTGACCCAAGGGCTGATTTAGACAAATGGAAAACAGAAGTATTTGATAACTCAGGAGTTAGTCCAACAGAAGTTGTATTTGGAAGAGATGTATCAAATGCTTATTCTAAACATCCAAAAGTATTAGAAGCTTTTGATAAAAAATGGATAAATAGAGGTGAGTTAAAACCTGAAAAACTCGAAGCTGGTGTTACATATCTTGGTTATGACAGTGAGTTAGACCTTAAGATGTATAAATATGTAGGAAAATATGCACATCCTGAAACTGGTGCTGATACTCCATATCTTCCATACGACAAATTAATCATGGGTTCTGATTATACAAGAACTGATGCTCATGTTGCATTTGGGGGAATTGCAGATTTTAAAGCATTTAGAAAAGAGGGAATGAATGTAAATCTATTTATTGGTGAGATTTTTGCAAAATCTTATGAAGTAGAAGATCCAAGTGCAAGATTTGTAGTTTTACAATCAAAACCTTTACCAATTCCTGGAAATGTTGATTCTTCATTATCAGCAAAGGTGGTGTGATATGACTAAAACGAAAGTTGAATTTACAACTGATAAAGGTGTTATTCCAGTTGGAAAAATATTAGATGAAAAAGAGTTAAACACATATTTTACAACAGAAGAGATAGAAGAGTTTAAAAAAAATAAATATTTGGAAGAGATTATTGTTCCAAATATTGAGGTTAAATCTGTAGAGGTTAAATCTAAAAAAGCTAAAACAATTACGATTGTACATATTAATGAAATGAGTGATGAGCAACTTGAGGAGTATGCTCAAGAGTTAGGAATTGACACAACTGCTTTTGAAGATTCAGATGAAGTTTATGATGCAATTCTTGGCTTTGATTATGCTTCTCTAAAAGTAGGACCTTTGAAAAAATATGCACAGATTATTGGTGCAAATATTGAAGGTAAAACAGCAAAAGATGATTATATAGCTGCAATAGTTGAAATTTTAGATACAGAACCTGAAAATAAAGAAGAGTAGAAAATGAATTACAAAGAACAATTTTTAAAAGATTTAGAATATGTATATTCTGAAGTTGGAGAAGTTGCTCTTTGGAATGGAAGAGAGATTCTAATTTCTAAAGTTAATGATTATGATTTTGAAACTACAGTTGGAGATTTATACTCTGTTTTAGTTAAAGATATTGATGGCCTAGAGGAAGGTCAAACTATCACTATTGATGGTGAAAATTTTGAGATTCATAATTTTAGATTTAAAGATGAAATGAAACTAGAATATTTGATTGGAGTTATAAATAATGGCTGAATATTTAACAGAGCAAGAAGCAGAAGAAAAAATAAAAGCAATTATTCCTGGAAGTATAAAAGGTGAATGTATAGAAGTGATAAAAAGAGAGCCTATTACTAGGCTTGAACATAATGCAGTTTTTGCAGTGATTTTTAAACACTCTAAAGAAAACTCACTTCTAATGGTAGAAGCGGCTAAAAATTTATCTATTGAAGAACCTAAACTTTTGTTTAGTGGTTCGGAAGTAGATGAAAAGTTTGATATGCAAAATAGTGCAGTTTTTATAACTGCTACAGTTAAATAAATTTCCCGTGGGAAAATTTGAAAGGAAGGAACTAGATGAAAGTAATAGCTATAAAACCTTTAAATCATGAAGGTAAAAGAGTAGAAAAAGGAAAGGTTTTAGAACTTGAAGATGTTGTTGCAAAAAAACTTATTGAAGTAAAAGCAGTTGAAGAAGTAAAAGAGCAAAAAACAGAAACTAAAACAGGAGAGCAAAAATGAGAACTTTAGGAGATAGATATATTGGTGGTGGAAGATTATTTTTTACACCTTTAAAAAAAGATGGAACTTTAGGTACAGAGTTTGAAATTGGAGAAGTTCAAAGTGGAGAATTGAATTTTAATGTAGAAAAAAAAGATGCTTTTTCTAAAGATAGAGTTATTAAACAGCTTGTTGAGCAAGTTGTTACAAAAATAGATTCAACTTTTAAATTTAATACTCAAAAACTAAAAACTGAAAATCTAGTATTAGCAAAAATGGGAGAAAAAGAAGATATTTCTTATGCAATTGGAGACACTTTACCAGATGGAACAGTTGCTACAAAAGCTGGAACTTATGTAGCTATTAAAATGGCTGAAAATCCTATTCAAAAAGGACAAATAAGATTTGTTGGTGATGAAGATGGAGCTAGTAAACCTGTATTGATTTTATATAGTGTTGCATTAGCACCTGTTAGTGGTTTTAACTATTTTACAGAAGAATTTGCAACTTTGGAGTTTGAAGCAGCTGTTTTAAAAACAGATGAAGGTTATGGAACAGAATTTTGGATGGAAGTAGGAGAGTAAGATGGCAAAAGATAAATTAAACCCTTTAAGAACAAAACATGAACTTTCTGTTTTTATTGATGATGTAGAGCATAAGTTTACTTATACAGCTGTAAATAAACAAATACAAGAAGCTCTTGAAAAATTCAAAGAAGAACAAAAATTATCTTATGAAAATTTTGACAATAAAAGAGCTGAATTAAAAGGTTTATATGAGACTAAATCTTTAAATGAAGAGATTTTAAAAGAATCTTCTTTATTAGAAAGAGCAAAAATCCTTTTTGAACAAAAAAACCTTGTTTCTAAAATATCAACATTAGAAAAAGAGATAAGAGAGTCAGGAAATATTCAAAATCAATTTGAAAATGATATTGAAGAATATTTTAAAAGAAAATTTGAACTGTGTGTTGTTGGTGATGGAAAAGTATCTTTTCAAAAAGCAATAGATGATGCAGGAATTTCTTATACGGTTATAGATGCATATATAAATGAATCTTTGAGAAATTCTGTTGAAAAAAAGTAGAAAATGCTGTTAGGTATCTAAAAACACTAGGAAAAGATAACGGAATCTTTTCCTATAAGTTAAAAAATGATTTTGAAATAGAGCTAGTAAATATCTATGTTTTAGCTAGAAAATCAAATGGCTTTGGAATAGAAGTAGAGTACCAAATAGTAAAAGATTATTGTTTAGAGTGTGATTATGATGTTTTAGAAGTATTTAAAATACTGAAAAATCTAAATCAAAGAGTTATTAATTAAAAACCAAAAATAAAAAATGGTGCAACGAATATTATCACTGCAGTAACAAGCATAGTAATAGGAATCATCAAAGGGTTTTCAAAATAGTTTTTCATAGGTAAATTATATTTAAAAAGGTAAAAGATGTCAAACGACGAAGTTAGATTAAGAATTAAGATTGATGCAAAATCTCAAGAATTAATATTAATGAATCAACAAGTAAAAGATTTAGGAAAATCTTTTAGTGATACAGACTCTTTTGCCAATACTTTTTTGAAAAGAATAAATATAGCAGGGCATATTTATGCAGGATTCCAAGTTATAAATAATACATTAGGAGATATCACAAGAAGAGGTATTGAAGTAAATAAAGAACTTCAAAAACTTACAAATTCTCTTACTATGGCAAGTGCTGTTATGATATCTAATAATGATATTTATGGAAATGCAATAAGTATTCAAGATAAATATAGAATTGCACAAATAGAAGCTTCAAAATCTACAGAATTACTACAAAAAGCAAATATAAATACACCTCATAGTATGAAAGAGACTGTTCAAATTTATGATGCTATGTATATTGGAATGAGAAAAATTGGTGCAACAACTTCTGATATGGTTGAAATAACAGAAAAACTATCTATTGCAGCAGGAAATAAGATCGGATTTGATGCCTTTCTTTCTGCAATGGATGGTATAAGTACAGGAACAGTTGAAGCAAACTCTGAAATGGGTAGATTTTTATCTTCAATAGGTCTAAGTAATGAAGCTATAAAAAATAGTAGTGATGTAGTACAGCTTTTTAAAGATAAACTATCAGGATTTCAGGTTATACAAGATTTTGATACAAAAATGTCTAACTTAAGTAACTCTACAGATATGTTCTCTAAAAATCTTATGAAAATACCTTTTGATTATTTAGAATCAAAAATACCTTCAGTTGCAGCTTTATTTGATAGCTGGGCAAAAAGTATAAATGAAATAAATGTATATCTTTCAAATGCTTCAAGTTTAAGTACTTATGATGAACTTATAAATAAACAATATCAACTTCTAGGGCAAATATCTGAAGTAAAAAATGATAAGTTTATGTGGGATAGTGAACAAAAAACAAAATTAAAAGAGTTAAATTCAGAACTTGAAATTGTTTTTCAAAAACTTACAAATATAAAAAAAGATGAAGATTTATTAAAAAATGTAGTAACAAATGTAGATACTTCTGAAATAGATAAACTTGTAAATGAAACTTTAGATCCTTATAGTGGAAAAATAGATGAAATAAATAGCAAATGGCTTTCAAATTTTAATATTTTAGTAAAAAATGGAAAAGACACTACAAAATATGTTGAAGCTTGGGCAAAAGCTTTAGATGATGTAAATGAAAAAGAAGATGATAAAAATAAAAAAGCCCTAGAAGCTCTAAAAAAGAGTGCAACAGAACAAAATAAAGCTTATCTTGATATTTCTAAAATTGGAATGAGTGAGTATGAAAAAGCTCTTCTTGCGATAACAGAACAAACAAAATCTTGGTTAGAAGCTGGTGTTAGAACAAATGATGCTTTAGCTGCACAAAGTAAATTAATCGATGAACTAAATAATAAAAAGGTTCTTGATGATGCAAAAGAAGATTTATCTTATTATGAAAGATTGGTTCAATTAAAATCAGATTCTTATGAAAAAGAAATTGAGTTAGCAAATATTGCTTATACTCAAAAAGCTTTAGATATACAAAGTTTAAATAGACCTATTGAAGATAAAGAGAAATTATTAGATTTAGAAACACAGCTTTATAATAAAACTTTAGAAAGAGTTGGAATAGAAAATCAAATAAATGGTTTAGATGAAGCTTCAAACTCTTATCAAAATATGTTAGAAGCTCAAATTGATTTACTTGATGCAACAAATGACTGGAATAGTAATCTAACAGGAACAGCTGCTACTTTAGCAGATGTTGCAAGTGCAACTGGAAAGTTAAGTAAGTTAAATCTTACAAACCTAAAAAATGAAGATAAATTAAGAACAGAGTATGAAAAAAATAAACTAAAGTTTTTTGATAATGAAGAAAAACTAAAAGAAATTGACCTTAAATACACAAAAGATAAAGCAACTTTAGATGAAAAAAATATAAGTGCAACTTTAATAGGGTATTCAAATATCGCTGGTGCTTTGAGTTCTATGTATGATGAAGGAAGTAGGGAAGCAGCTGCTTTTCAAATTGCTCAAAGTTCACTCGCACTTGTTGAAGGAACAAGAGCTATATTAACTGCAGGAACTGGTGATCCATATACTGCAATTCCAAGAATGATTGCTATGGGTGCAATGGTTAGTAGTTTACTTAGTAATATTGGTATTGCTTTTGGAATGAATAGTGAAAGTACAAGTTATGATGCTTTTTCTTCTTTAGAGGCAAATACTGGAACAGGTACTGTATTTGGTGATAGCTCTGCACAAAGTGAATCAATAACTAACTCTTTATCTATTTTAGAAGATTATGCCCAACCTCAATTTTTAGTTTTAAATGAGATGAACAAGGCAGTTCAAAGCATAGAGAGTAAAATATCTGGTTTAAGTAGTATATTAATAAAAAATGCTGGTTATGCACTAGGTCAAGGATTCGAAGGATTTGAAACAGAATATAAAAATAAATATTCTTTAAATAATGATATTGCAACTGCTATTGGAACTGGTGGTGCTGGATTACTTTTATCGAAGTTAAATATTCCAATTTTATCTGATATTACTGGACTTTTTGGGAATATAGTTAATAGTGTTTTAGGTGGACTTTTTGGAAAAACTTCAGTTTCTCAATCTTTAAAAGATAGTGGAATATATTTTGCTGATACATTATTAACTGCTGCAATAAAACAATTTGAAGGAGATGCATACCAAACTATTCAAACAACTATTAGTAAAAAATCTTGGTTTGGAAGTTCTAGTAATACAACTATAACTAGTTATTTTAAAGATTTAGACAAAGAAACAAATAGACAATTTACTTTAGTAATAGATAGCTTATATAAAACTGTTCTAACAGCTGGTATTGCTTTAGATAGCTTAGAAGAACAAACTGCAAGTAATTTGGCAAATTTTGTTGTTTCTTTAGGAAAGATTTCTTTAAAAGATAAAACAGGAAAAGAAATACAAGAGATTTTAACAAATGTATTTGGAGCTTTAGGAGATAACCTAGCCATTACTGCTTTTCCTGCTTTAGAAGATTTTCAACAAATTGGAGAAGGTACTTTTGAAACTCTTACAAGAGTTGCAGCTGGTATGGAAGAGGCTGATTATTATATCTCTAGGTTAGGAAAAAAATTTAATGATGTAATATATACAGCAATAGGTAATAAACAAGGAAATGTAGGATTTGAAGCTTTATTGCAAAGTATAGAGGCAGTTGAAGTTGCAACTTATCCTGCAAATAATAACTTATATAAAATAGTAGAAAATCTTGATGCAACTGCTGAAGAACTTTATTCTGTATATACAAGTTTAGATAAATTAAGAGATAGATTAATCTTTTTAGGACAAGAAGCTCAAGGGCTTTCTAATAATATGATTTTTGGAGCTGGTTCTATAACAGAACTTGAAAATGGATTTGAAGCATTTTTTGAGAATTTTCTAAGTGAAAGTGAACAATTAACTTATAAAACACAGCAGCTTACAAAAGAGTTTGATAACTTAAATATAGCACTTCCTGTGTCTAAAGATAGTTTTAAAGCATTACTTGATGGCTTGGATTTAACAACTGGAAGTGGACAAGAACTTTATGGAAGACTTATTGTTTTAAGTGGAGCTTTTGCAGATGTTGCTAATAGTACACAAGAGACAATAGATACTTTAAAAAAGAGTTTAGAAGATTTAACAACAAATCAATTTGATTCATTTATTTCTAGTTTAGATAAAGTTGGTGCTAGTATAACAACTATAAAGAATACAGCTTTATCTTTTTTACAAGGATTATCAACTTCAAATAATTCAAGTTTAGAAGATCAAATTATATCTTATAATAAAATGAGAGCAGAATTTGCTACTTATTTTGATTCAGAAGGAGTTGTAAAATCAGGTGTTGATGAAAATAGTTTAAATAGCTTATATTCAAGGATATCTTCTATTGCTACAAATATATCTGGCAAAGATGACTATTTAAAGGATAGTTTAATTTCTCAATTTGAAAATGATATTTTTAAATTTGATTTGGCAGATGAGATAATAAAAGTAAATATTGTAGATGGTTTAGGAACTTTATATAACTTAACAGCTCAACAATTAACACAACTCCAAACAGTTGCAAGTGATGGAAAAATCACAAATGATGAATTAAATTCAATAACGGGATTAACTCAAACTCAAAAAGATGGGATTTTATCTTTTGCAAATAATAGTAACTATTTTTCAACTGAAGGAACTCTACAAAATTTAGCAACTTTTGCTAAGTTACAACTAGATGCTTATAATAAAAGTATAGCAGAAGAAACAGCGGGGATATCAACACAAACTTTGACTTATGGTGATTATATAGGTAAGCAAGAACAAATAGACATTTCAAAACTTCTAGGAATAAGTTATGAAACAGCACAACCTTTAATAAAATCAGTACAATCTTTAACAATCTCTAATAATCCTTATTCTGATATAGCATCGATGGTAGGTTTTGATGGAGAAAATATCACTAATACAACAACTCTTTCTCAGCTTAAAGCTTTAGATAAATATAGCAATATTGATATACAAAAATATTTAGATGAGATTTATACAACTGGACAAAATAATAAAAAATCAAGATTAGAAAAAGAATATTTAACAAAAAAAGAAGATTTTTATAAGCGATACAATACTGCAAAAGATGCATTAAATACTCAACTTGAAGAGGCAAATTTATTAACAAGTGCTCTATCAACTTTTACTAAGATACACGGAGATTGGTGGCAAACTTCTAACGAAGAATATGCAATTAATATATTAAAAAAATTTGGATTGAGTTTTAATACAAATGAAACACGAGGGGAAAACATAAACCAATCGGGCTTTGATTTTTTTAAAGCGAGAGAAAAAAAGGAGTGGGATGAAGCAAATTATTATTCAAATCTTGTAAATAATTTGACTAAAGAAAAAGTATTAAATAGTTATGCAGTTGGTTCTGCTCGTATCGAATACGACCAATTTGCCCAACTTCATAAAGATGAAATTGTAACTCCAAAAACATTTTCTGATGGGATAAGAAATGGAGATTTAATAATGGGAGATAATAATAAAGTTGTTGAAGCTATAAACTCTTTAAAAAATATAACAGTTTTACAAGCAAGAGAGATTCAGCAAATGAAAGAAGCTCTTAATGAACTTAATACAAGAGATTTAATTAAAACTGCAAAAGGAGTAGCTTAAATATGGATGTTATTCCAAAAAGTAAAGTAGTTATCTTAGATAGTAATATACCAAATGAAGATTCTAATTATAATCAATTTATTCCAGGACATAGTTATTCTTTAAATGAAGAAGTTCAATATGGAGAAGATATCTTTAGAAGCTTAAAAGATAATAATACGAAAACACCAATCGCTTTAAAAACATCTCTTGATTGGAAGTTTTTAAAAAAAGCAAATAAATGGGCTGCCTTTGATGAAGAAACATCTTCTTTGACGACTTTTGAAACGGAAATTATTTATGTTGTTGAAGCAAGATATATAGATTGTATAGCTTTACTTAATTTGAAAGCTAGAAAAGTTAAATTTGAACTTTTTAATATTGCTGATGATATTTCAACAAGTGAACCTATTTGGAGTGATGAGCAAATTACATTTAATAGAAAGCCATACAACTATACAGAATATATAATAAATGATGGAGTATTTTCTAAAACTATTTTACAAGATATCTTTCCATATTATGGAGTGAAGTTAAAAATAACTATTTCAAATACTCCTGGATCACTCGTTGAAATAGGAAATATTATTTATGGAAAGAAGATAGATTTAGGAATTACGCTTACAGGTGTTGCTTTAGAAATAGGAAATCTTTTAGACATTGATATTGATAAAGAGACAGGACTTATTAGTCAAGTTCCTATTTTGACAAGAAAAGATTTAACAATTCCCGTTTTAATTGATATAAAAGATTTTGAAAGAATTGAACAAAAATTTACAGAATTATTAGGAATACCTTGCTTATTTATAGCTTTTAATTCTGTTAAAAATATTAGACCATCCTTAGCTATTTATGGATTTTATAAAACTATAAGAATACCAATAGCGGCAGAAAAAAACGAGTATGAAATTCAAATAAAAGGAGTAATTTAATGGTAAGTAAGATAACAGCAACAATAGAAACAGTACCAATATGGGGTGATGATAATTTTGATGCAAATGTACATGAAAATTTTTTAAAATTAAAAGAGTTTGGACCACAACTTAATAAAACAGTTGATGAGATAAATCAAACATTTGAGGATATAGATACTTATACAAAAACTGCATCAAATAAAGCAGGTCAAGCTGCACAAAGTGCAAATACTGCGAATAGTGCAAAACAAACTGCAACACAACAAGCAGAGATTGCATCAACTAAAGCAGGTCAAGCAGCACAAAGTGCAAGTGATGCAAATAGTGCAAAACAAACTGCAACACAACAAGCAGAGATTGCATCAACTAAAGCAGGTCAAGCAGCACAAAGTGCAAGTGATGCAAATAGTGCAAAACAAACTGCGACACAACAAGCAGAACTTGCATCAACTAAAGCAGGTGAAGCAGCACAAAGTGCAAGTGATGCAAATAGTGCAAAACAAACTGCAACACAACAAGCAGAACTTGCATCAACTAAAGCAGGTGAAGCAGCACAAAGTGCAAGTGATGCAAATAGTGCAAAACAAACTGCAACACAACAAGCAGAACTTGCATCAACTAAAGCAGGTGAAGCAG